ATGGTGGTAACAAAATAAGATACCAAGTCGATACACATATGGAAGTTAAAAGGGTAACACCTTGGGAAGTCGCTGGAGAGCAGATAGGACAAATGCTGACTTGGAAGGTTATCTGTTCGGGTAGTGGCGGTTTTCCGGGGGCTGAAGCTGAGAGCTGGCTAAGGTACGGAACTGGAATTGATAACACACAAGAACTGATACATCAAGCAATGCAGATGGGTCTTATTGATAAAGGCGGTGGCGGGATGTATCGCTGTGATTATATATTAGACAATAAAGAAAAAGCAAAAGAATGGTTTGCTAGAAATGAAGTTAACCTAGAGGATGAAGAGGCTACGATAAAAGCAGTCAAGTTCAAAGGTCAGGAAAAGCTGTATGTTTTTCTTTCAGAGAATGAAGATATGGCAAACCTCCTGAGAGAAATTCTTGGGGAGATGATTTGAAAGCTGTAGGTTTTGATGGTAGACAAAGGAACTGGAATCTAAACGGAAAGAAACCAAAAAAGAATTCCACAAGAGCCTGCTCTAATCTTCATGTTAGAGCAAGACATATACTTAATGAGCTATTCCCTACATACAGGGTTCTAGAAGAAGTCAAGCTTCCCGGCTCACAAACATCAACAAGAAAGTCAGTGTTATACGCTGACTTTTTCATTCTAGAAAAAATGCTTATAGTAGAGGTGAATGGAAGACAGCATTACGAGTTTGTTCCATTTTACCATAAGACAAAAAAAGATTTTTACAAAGGTAAGGTCAGAGATAGAGACAAGCGTGAGTGGTGTGAAATAAACAACATAACAATAGTCTCATTGAAATATACGGATACAGATGATGAGTGGAGAGAAGCAATTAACAGTAGATGAACGGCTTGCTCAGTTTGAGAAAATCGTAGATGATTATATCTACGGAAACAATCTTCAAGCCGTACCCTTCAATCCAGAATTTGAGCAAGCTGTTTCTATGAATGACGATGAGCTTAGACAGCTATCTTCTGAGGAGGCTTTGAACCGTTCATACATGGCCTTTTCTTACGCAAACCACATGCAGGAAGAATATAACAAACACGTTGTCAGGCATAACTACGCCTGCGACAACATAAGAAGAATTGTCACTGGTGAGCTTGAACGGTTTGATAAATACACAAAGCATGAAACAAAACAGCAATACATAGTTAACGAAAATACCGTTGCAAACAGGCTGGATATAATAAGGCAACATTCTAAAGCTAGAATGGACAGGCTTGAAAATAGAATAAGAGACATAAGAAGAATTGGCGAAGTTCTTTTAGAATTAAGCAAAAGGAAACAATATTCATGAGTGTTATTGAAACAGCAAAGCAATTGCTACAGAAGGGGATTGCCTTAAACGACGAAGAGTTAATTAACATGGCTAACCAACTTCTATCTACAGAGGTGGTCTCGCAACCTGAAGAGGTTGAGGACGTTAGCAAAGCTCCTGAGCCTCAAACCAATGATGAGCAGCGAAAAAGTAAGTTTGAGGATTTTACAGCCCCAACCAAAAAGACTGACCAAACACAAAAAACAAGATTTGCCAGAACAGAACCAATCAGTGCTAAAAACAGAGAAAATAAATTTGTAGATGACGGAGTAGAGCATTCTGACGTAACCACTCCCGACACCCCTAGAACCGCAAGAAATAGAAAAGGGTTCTCAAAAATATCTCAGGTCTGCAAAAAGTGTAACGGCACATTTGAAACACATCCCGCACATAAACGAGATTGGTTTGTTTGCTCCAACTGCATAAGGAGATAAACTTGTCATTACAAAATTTAGCGGCTGAAAGGGCTGTGCTTTCTGGCTTTTGTCAATACGGCCTAGATGCCTATATTGATGTTGAATCCATAGTTGATATATCGTGCTTCACAGACAAAACAAATCAACACTTATTTAGGTGCATTCAGCACGTATTAAAAGACGGTAGCGAAGTTGACGTATCGTCAATACTGTCTTCCGCCTCATCTCTGGGTTGCTATGAATTAGTAAGCGGCGATGAAGAAATTGAATATTTAGATGCGTTGTTTAATTTTCCAATAGAGCTTAGCAACGTCGAAACAAATGCAAAAGCCATAAAGAAACTAAGCATAGCAAAACACATACAAAAGGTGGTCAAGGGTATACATACCAACCTTTCAAATATTTCAGGCGAAGAGAGTTTCACGCAGATAATTAACATAGCAGAGTCTCCAATAATGGAGCTGGACTCTCTTCTTTCTGATAGCGATTCAAACAACCCAGTCCTCTTAGGCTCTGGTGTTGAAGAATATGTAGAACATGTCATGGAGTCGCCCTCAGATATAGTTGGCATACCAAGTGGATTTCCTAGATTTGATGCTTATATTGGTGGAGGTCTAAGGAGAGGCTGTATTGATTTTGTAGCGGCTAGAGCTAAGATGGGCAAAAGTATGCTCACAGATAATATCGCTTTACACGTTGCTAATATGGATATACCAGTCCTTGTTGTTGACACAGAGATGGGGGAAAGTGACCATTTTTGCAGAATACTGTCAAACATGAGCGGTGTTCCCAGCAAGGAAATTGCTAACGGTAAATTTTCTTATGACCAGTCTAAAACCGAAAAGGTGTTTCAGGCAAAAGAAGATTTTAAGCAGATGCCCTACCATTACATTGGTGTTGCTGGAAAGAGCTTTGAAGAAATACTCTCAATCATAAGAAGATGGGTAGAAAAAACCGTTGGTCTTGATGACGAGGGTGTGAGAAATGATTGCTTAGTTATTTATGACTATTTAAAGTTGATGTCCGGTTCTGATTTAGGTGCGAACTCACCTGAATGGCTTGTCTTGGGTAATCAAATAATGCAACTTCATGCATTATGTGTTAAGCAAGATTTTGCTTGCCTGAGTTTTGGTCAGCTTAATAGGGACGGGATAACTAGAGAGGATGCTGGAGTAGTTAGCGGTTCCGATAGAATTGTTTGGAACTGTTCTAGCTTTACTATTTTTAAGGATAAGTCCGCAGACGAAGTTGCCGAAGATGGCCCAAATGGTGGAAATAGAAAACTTCTACCTATTGTCTCTAGACATGGGCCGGGAATGGAAAACGGAAACTATATAAATATGAGTCTGTCTGGACACATTGGAAGAGTACAGGAATTATCTACTAGAGATGAGCTTATACAATCAAAAAACATCGGAACACAGGGGTTCCAAGTCGAATTACCAAGCGAAGATTCCGAAGAAGAAGGTGGATTCAGTTTGTCATGAGCTTTCAGAAAAAGCCGAGTTGCTATTAGATTATTTAGGTATATCTTACAGCTATAGAGACAACTACGTTCACATGCCTTGTCCTATACATGGTGGCGACAACCCAACCGCTTGCACAGTATATGTCGAAGGAGATTCTCTAAAAGGTAATTGGTATTGTTGGACACATCAGTGTCACGAAAAATATTTATCAACAATGCTTGGCTTTATAAGGGGTTATCTTGAATCTGAAAAAGACAGGAAGGTTAGTTTCAAAGAAGCTATGGATTTTGCTCTACAGTTTTTGAACACCTCAATAGAAGATATTCAACCTAAAAACAATGAAGACAAAAAGAGATTCGTAACCGCAGCACAGAGATTGCAGAAGGCACAGTTAGAACCAGATGTTAAAATAACCAGAGATATGGTAAAATCTACATTGCAAATACCATCTCAATATTACATCGACAGAGGGTATAAAAAAGAAACATTAGAAAAGTTTGATGTTGGAACCTGTATAAAAAAAGGTAAGCCTATGTATGGAAGAGCAGTAGCACCTGTCTACAACGACTCTCATGAATACATGGTTGGCTGTACTGGTAGACAAATAAATGAAAAGTATATGCCAAAGTGGAGAAACAGTCCCGGATTTAAAAAAGGGTTAAATCTTTATGGTTACTGGTTTGCACAAGAGCAGATAAGAAAAACCGGAACAGTTATAATAGTTGAAGGACAGGGTGATGTGTGGAGGCTTCACGAGGCAGGAATAAAAAATGTTGTAGGTATTTTTGGGTGTAGCCTAACGGATGCACAGATAATAAAACTAGAGTCTTCTGGTGCTGCAAACATGGTTGTTTTACTGGACAATGATGAGGCAGGCTCAAAAGCTAAGAATAAGATAAGAGATAAGTGTGGAAAGATATACAATCTATTCTTTCCGAAACTAAATACAAAGGATGTCGGGGACATGTCTATTTCAGATATACACGAGACGCTTGTCCCGCAAATAGAGGGTATGTTTTAATGACAAAGATAATTGCCTTTTCCGGTGTTAAGCAGAGTGGTAAAACCACATGTGTAAACTTTTTACATGGTGTTCAACTTATAAAAAATAATATAATTGAAGACTTTGGTATTGATGAAAATAATAGCCTTATTGTCTTTAGAGGTGAGGAATCAGGTGTCATGGACCTTTTCAGGACCGATGACGATTTTATCAATTATGCAGTTTCTAACATATGGCCATACATTAAATCTTATAGCTTTGCAGACTCTCTGAAGTACACATGTCTAAATCTTTTTGGTCTTACCAAAGAGCAGTGTTTTGGAACAGACGAAGAAAAGAATTCAAAAGTTGATATCATGTGGGAGTCTATGCCAGACAACATAGACGTTAAATTTGACGACGAATACTATGACTTAGTACCTAAGAAAAAGGGTAACATGACCGCTAGAGAGTTCATGCAATACTTCGGTACGAACATTTGTAGAAAAATAAAACCAGACATTTGGACTGAAGACTGCATAAACAGAATAAAAAGAGAACAGAGTGAAATTGCAGTAATTGGCGATTGTAGATTTCCTAATGAGGTTGAAGCTGTCCAAAAGGCTGGAGGTAAAGTCGTCAGACTAACTAGACAGATTTATGAAGATTCACATTCAAGCGAGACGGCTCTCGATGAAGATAAATACGATTGGAAAAATTTTGATGCGGTGGTAGATAATTCAGGGATGGGTATAAAAGAAACCAACAATTCAATACAAAAGCTTATTAGCGATTGGGGTTGGTAGTGTTAGTAACCTACATCAGAAGTTCTAGTTATAATAATTACTCTTACTGCCAAATGCAGTACTACATGACTTATGTATTAGGTCATCAAACAGTGTCTGGAAAGAAGGCACAGATGGGTACTATAGTCCACAAGGTGATGGAGTGTCTTGCCAGATGCAAGAAGGCTATACAGGATAACAAGAGGACAACAGTAGACGACGCTCTTGGTAAACTCAAGGCAACAAAAAAGCTCCTGTACACAAAGGATTTTGTGAATGAACTAACAGACCAGAGTTATAACTATTACACATCTAACTGCGTACACAACTATACTAAGTCGGACTATAACACATGTAAAAAATGGGTGTGGATGGCTTTA